GCTGTGGCTCTGGCTGTGGCTCTGGCTGTGGCTATGGCTATGGCTCTGGCTATGGCTGTGGCTCTGGCTGTGGCATAAAATCCATAAATGGGAATTCTATTTATGTAGTAGATAGTATACCTACTATTATCACAAATGTAAAGGGTAATATCGCAAAAGGTTTTATCCTTCAGTCTGATTTATCTCTTACTCCCTGTTTTATAGCAAAAGAGAACAATCAATTTTCTCATGGTAATACTCTACATGAGGCATTTGAATCTTTGCGAGAAAAGCTTTATGATGATAGTACAGAAGAGGAAAGGATTCTTAAATTTAAAGAGCATTTTTCTGACTTTTCTAGAAAGTATTCTGCTAAAGACTTGTTTATATGGCATCATGTACTCACTGGGAGTTGCAAGGCTGGAAGAGAAGCTTTTTGTAAGGACAAAGGTATAGATGTAGACAATGATAGGTTTACTGTATATGAGTTTATAGAACTGGCTAAAAACTCGTATGGCGGTGAGATTATCCGCAAACTATCTTAACTTAATCCCGGTTTGCTTTGATCGGCACTCCGGGAGCAATTTAAACCACTTTAAATAATATGAGATATGAAAGAAGAAAAAGAATTAACTATTAGAGAGACAGAATCTGTATTTGAGATTCAAACAGCAGATTTGAGTAAAGACAATCTTCCTTCTTTGGATGATGCCCAAGAACTTCCAATAGACTTGTGCGGTAATTATTGGTCTCCAGAAAAGGCTGGAGAATTCAAGAAAATATTTTTTGTAGAAATCAAATCACAAAAGGTATTGAGTGCTACCAATCCAGATGAATTAATAGATTTGGATTGTGCTTTCTTTTTAGAAAGAAAGGCGGACGGAACCGTTCAAACTATAACTAACGGTTCCCGAAGATTAGTCGGTATTTTGGAGCAATATATTGAGAATGGTGCTCTTAAAAAAGGAACTCCCCTTAAAATCACTTACATGGGTAAAAGGAAGAATAAAACCAATAATTTCCAATCAGACAATTGGTCTGTCAAACCCCTGCTTATAAACTTACCTGTTGCCGGCTAATGGAAGCATTTGACTTGAATGGATTTGCGGAAGGGGAAGAACTCAACCCTTCTGCCTATAATCCGGAAGATTATCCTACCAAAGAAGAAATGCTTGACTTCATATACTCAAATTCTCACAAACCACCTGTTAATATTGATTTGAAAGAATTAAGCGTTAATGGATTGGTTAAGCGAGATCCAATGGAGATGTATTTGAAAAGCAAGCATATTTCTTCTTCTAACCTCAAAAATGCCCTCAAGACTCCTCGTTCATTTTACTATGATTATGAAAGGGTATTTGAGGAAAAAGAAAAGCCCTGCTTTCAACTAGGCACATTTGCCCACATGGCATTCTTGGAGCCACGTTTATTTGAACTTGTCAAAGTAGAACCTAAATGTAACCAATCTTCCAAAGACGGTGTAATAGTAATGATTAAGTTCTATAACGACTTATTATCAAATGATAAGAACTATGTTTCAGATGTCGAAGAAGAAATACTCTCTGAAAGATGGAACTTTAGCGATCTTAAAGATTACCGTGATTATAAAAAACAGAAATGTTTGGATCTGGGTTACTCCTTTATCAGTGAAGATATGAGTATGGTAATAAAAGCTCTTGAGAGAAATTATTATTGGTATGGTGGTGGTATTATCCCCCAATTATTGAAAGGGGCTTATTCAGAGGTGTCTTTTTATGGCAAGGACGAAGAAACAGGGTTAGATGTTAGAGTTAGGCCGGATTATTTCAATGTAAAGGAAAATATTGGTGTAAATGCTGTAATTTCCTTTAAGACCACACGAGCCGATGATCTCGGTAAGTTCTACTATGATTGTGCGAAGCTTAAATACGAGCTTTCAGAAGGAATGTATCAAGAAGTAATGAGTAGTATTACAGAAAGAAACTTTAATGTAACAATAATGATAATGTTACAGACAGTTGAGCCTTTTGATGTTGCTGTTCTATTCTGGTCTCCTGATGATCTTGCAAATGGCAAATATAAATATCACTATGCTCTTTCCATCGTAAAGGACTGCTTTGAAAAGAAGTGGTTTCCCGGCTATGATGCTAATGCGGAAGAAGGTGCCCGTGGTATTATTGATATGCAACTTCCGGAATGGAGTAAAAAAATGCTTCATCCGGTTGCTATTGACGATATTGAATGATTAACTAAAATAAAAGAAACAATGATTGATTTAAAAGACTACTCTCCAGAAGAAGTTCAGTTCAAGCTTCCAACAACAGTAAAGTTTCCAGAAATTATATTTCCCGATTGTGTATGCATGGATGAGATAAAAAAGAAACTGGCGGAGAACTTTATTGCCATTCAGGAAAAAGATGTAATAGCCAATCGGGTGATGGATGATTATGAAATCTCAACTATTCGTGCTAATTACGGTGAAATTGCGGAAGAACAGATGCCGGAATTAGAAGCGCAATTAGAGTCGTTAAAAGCTAAATTCAATAATGAAAAGAAGGAGTTTGAAGCGAAAATTTCAGCGTTACATACCCAATTTAAGGACCTTGTTAATCTTGCTAAAAAAGGAGTTAGAGATTATCCCCTAAAAATGATTGATACCTTCCGTATTCCTGTTATGGGGTATTATTTGTATTATTCATGGGTGAATGACGCTTTCCGTTTGGCATTGGTTCAGGAAATTCCGAAACACGAATATAATGACTTATTTAATTCTGGAGAAAAGAACCAGGAAGCATTTAAGGAATTAGGTTATGATCTTCCGAATGTTGATTTCAAGGATACACGAAAAAATGTTCGTCAGTTTGGTGAGGGTGAGAATATTGTTGAGGTATGGGAAGAAGATGGATATGATGTTTGGTTGGAGCAATGGATAGAGGATTTTGTTGATGAATCAACCGGTGAATCTATACCTATTCAACGGCATGAATTACATCGTTCTCCAATAGGAGAAAGTCCATGGAGAAAGGAGGGAAATAATGACGAGACTGGCACACAAGAAGGGGAGACCATCGAAGTATCGGAAGAGTCTGAAGAATAACCCGTATTGGGAGGAAGTGAAACGAAAGGTTCGTATTCGCGACGGGCATCGTTGCCAAGTATGCGGTAAAACATACAATTTAGAGATTCATCATAAAGTCTATGAAGTTGCGGGATATTCTATTGTAGGTCATGAATTAGAGTTCTTGTATTGCCTTGAAACGCTATGTGAAGATTGTCATGCAATGAAGCATGGTAAATAAATAATCCCGGTGTCCGTTGGTTCGGTATCCGGGAACTATTTTTAAAATAACTTATATGAAACAGATTAGTACTAAACAAGCACAACGTAACAGAGAAATAGCCAAGATTAAGGAAAACCTTCCTTCCTATTGTGTTATATGTGGTAAACCGGCTGTAGATGCTGCACATTTAGTTCCCAAAAGCATGTATCCCGAACACTATACAAATCCCTTGAATATAGTTGGATTGTGCCGGGAATGTCACAATAGGTATGATAATGATCTGTCCTTTAGACGCAAACAAAAGCGTCTAATAGAGCGTGTGAAGTCTTTTGATGAATGTGCGGCCAATAGATATTTCCGTTTATGAATAGTTATCAGTTAATATCCAAGCTTCGGAAGATTAGAAATGATACTTATCTCACCGCAATAGATCAGGCATTATATTATGAACTAATATCTATTTGCAATGAAAAGGGATGGAAAGAGGTGTTTGAGGTTCGTAGTTCTGTATTATGTACTTCATTGAATATATGGGATAAAACACTACGGAAATCACGCAAAATACTTGCTGATGCAGGTTTAATATCTTTCGAATCATGTAGAGATAAGAGGATAGGATGTTATTATTCTTTTCAGACAATCCTAAGTAATGATATGAAATCATCGGTAATATCATCAGTAAATGGTACTGATGAAAATACCGGAGAAAATACGGATGATAACAAAATAAAAGATACTCAATCATCAGTAAATGATACGGTAATTTCTTCGGTACTACGTACTGATGAAAATACCGATGATAAAAATTCTACTCCGGTAATATCATCAGTAAATGGTACTGATGATATTAAAATTTCACCTATTATAGATATTAATAAAACTATAAACGTAGAGAGTCACGCACACGTGCGTGAGACTCCCCCCACTCCAAAGAAGAAATCTCGCAAGGAAAAAGGGGATGAAACTCCATTGGTTTACCCTTTCACTTCGATGGCTTTTATGTCGGCATGGGAGGCACTCCGTAAAACTCCGAAATGGAAGAAGAAGCTTAACTATGCTCTTCAGCTTTCGCTTGATAAACTTTCCAAGTTTGAAGAAGAGTTTGCTATCCGGCAGATCGAAAGAGCTATCGAATCAGATTGGACTGGGGTCGTTTTTACGGGAACTGAACGTGATTATCAAGAATGGTTAAAACAGAAGTATGGAAACAATCAGAACAATCGGGGAGATAATCCCAGTGGTGAAATTAGGTCAGCAGGAATTAAATCAATCTCCTTCGGTTAGGTATCATATTCATGGAAAGGATATAGATTGGGGAGAGAATCGGATAGAATGCTTTTGGAAAAAAGAGTTTATAAACTCCATGAAAGAGGTAGAGCCGGGGTTTATCGTTGATGAACGCAACAAAAATATTTTATCCGAGATGTATAATTATGTCTGGTGTAAAAGCAATCTATTAGATTCCTCAAAAGGTTTGCTTTTATGGGGGCCTTTAGGAGTTGGGAAATCAGTCTTAATAAAGGGGCTTCAACGTTATCTGGGGAAAATAAACCGTTACCGGTATGGATGCAACAACGATAGATTAGGCTTTAAATTTTCTAGTGCTATTGAGATAGCTTTATTATATGCCGAAAAAGGGATGAATGGTATTGCTCAATATACTGATAGAGAATGTATGTGTAATCTAGCGATAGATGAACTGGGGAGGGAACCGGTCGATTCTAAACACTATGGGACAGGTATTAACGTAGTGCAAACCATTCTCCAGCTTCGTTATGAAGTCAGAAGGGAATTTGTAACTCATGCTACTACCAACTTGAATCCTGATACGGAATTTGTCGGTAAATATGAAGGTTATATCGCTGATAGAGTGAAAGAAATGTTTAATGTGATCGAATTGAAAGGCTCATCCCGCAGATGAGAATACTCCTAAAGATCCTCCTTCTCCTAGGAGTTAACATCTTATTTTATCTGGTAGTCTACGCAATATCAGACTACTTAATGGATACAATTAATTAACCTTGCAAGTTCTTGAATGATTATCAAGGATTTGCGTAAAACAGAATAGAAGGTAATGAATTATGCAATATATATTGACAGAACAAGAATATAGAACTTTAACACCTGCCAATGAGGTGAATGAAGTCAAAGAGAAAGTACGGCTTCTAAATGAGAAAGTATTGGAACTTACGGGTTATCCTTGTGGTAAAGGAGTTAGCGGTAGAGGATTTACCTGCTATTGCGACGACTGCCCGATAGGTGCGTTTGGAACTAGAACTTGTGAAAAGAGCCAACAGTACTCTAAATAACCTTCAAAACAAAATAGAAAGGAACATTATGAACGATAATAATACGCATTTTCTCATTGATCAACCTAAAGCAGTAGCTCAATTGGTACATGAATACACAAAATCAGTTATTCCCGTTTTTAAGTCTATGAATTGGCTACAACGCATAATGATAAAATTGTGCTTCGGACTTAGATACGAAAAGTTAAACTCTTAACCAAAATAGAAATGAAGATAATAGTAAGTTTTTCCGGTGGAAAGGATTCACAAGCCTGCCTAATCCAAGCTGCCAATAAATACGGAGCCGATAAAATAGAAGCTGTTTTCTGTGATACTGGTTGGGAGCATCCCGAAACCTATCAACATATTAGTGACGTGTGCAAACAGCTTGATGTTAAATTAGTAGTTTTGAGAAGCAAGAAATATACTGATTTTGTAGATATGTCTATCAAGCGCTCCCGGTTCCCGTCTTCCCAAGGAAGGTTTTGTACTTCAGAATTGAAAATTAAACCGATGATTGATTACATTCTCTCACTTACTGAACCTTGCGTGATTATACAAGGCATCCGGGCAAAGGAAAGTGAAGAGCGTGCTAAACTTCCCTATGAATGCAATTACTTTGGGGAGTATTACGAACGCATTAAAAAGAATCGCAAAGGAAAGATTGTTGAAGTATGGAAGCAGGATTATCGTAGAAAAGATGTACTTGAATGGTGTGAACACTATGATGCAAGCGTTTCCCGTCCGATTTTTCAGTGGTCGGCACAAGAAGTAATAAATCATATCTTATCTGCCGGACAAAAGCCAAATCCTTTGTATTTTCGTGGATTTTCCCGTGTTGGTTGCTATCCTTGTATTATGTGCCGAAAGCAGGAAGTCAAACTCATTTCACAAGAAGAGTTCGGGCGTAACCGCTTGATAGATGCAGAGCAAAGGATGAAAGAAGAAACTCCAAAAGGCTCGTCTTTCTTCTCACCCGGTTACATCCCTGATCGTTTCTGTAAAAATAGGACTTATCCAACAGTACAGGAAGTTTTCGAGTATGTGAACCGTAACGATGTCGGTATGGATGATATGTTTGAGCCAGAAGGTGGGTATAGCTGTATGAGTCTTTATCATGGACTTTGTGAATAGGAGTTTAATTTAAAACAGAATAGAAATGAAAGAAATAAATTGGTATACAATACCTGGTTTTTCATTTTATCAAATAAGTGATAATTTTCAGGTAAAAAGTAATAAGTCTTCGCGAGAAATATTAATGAAGCCTAACAAAGATCAGGTTACATTAAGATCAGACGATGGCAATAAAGCAACTATAAGATTACCCCGTTTACTTTTTGCTGCTAAAAACAATATTAATCCAAAGTATCTTCATCTAACGGGATATATTGTTTGTATGAATAATAGTGGTCCCTGTCTTATGGGAAAAGATGAATATCGTTCTTTCATCGTGGAAAAGGTAAAGGAAAGGCATAAATCAATAGATGTTGATTGTATACTGAAAGAGTGCCAGGAGGGTATAGATTTTATTAATTCTATTAAATGTTTTTTTGAAACAGGTAATTCGTCGCAGCTTGTTACAGTGCTATATAGCAAAGAAGATATTTTAGTTCGATATATACTTGACACTCTGCATGTAACTAATATAGATACGGCAAGGGATATGTTCAGAGATGCTGTTGATATTTGTCTTGATACTATTATGGGAAGGAAAAGGGTCGTAATCTCTATCTGCTCTTATATGAAGGCTATTTGTCGCAGTCTTTATTCAAAAAGAATGAAATATAAAATTCACTTTAAAGATATTAATCATAATGAGTAAAGAAGATTTGTTTATCCTATTTGGTATTGAAGACTTAAAGGATCTTCCTAATGCTGTAATAAATCTGTTGGAGGAAGATATCGATGCTAGAAATGAAGTTTATAAAGAACTTATTCGAAAGAATAACGGAGATATGTCTTACGATTGGTTTCAAGAGATATACGAAACCGAATTGTCTGAACGTAAACAGAAAAATCAGGATTTCACTCCGAATATTCTTGGAGTTCTTTGTTCAAAGTTAACAAGTCAATCCGGTTCCATTCATGAACCCACAGCCGGGAATGGTTCTATGATAATCGCTGACTGGTGGCAGCGCTGTAAGCAAAAGATGCCATGGGAGCATTTCCCCTCACAGAATATGGTGACATGTTGGGAGTTGTCTGCACGTTCGATACCTATTCTGCTCCTTAACTTGTCAATTCGTGGTATCATGGGGTATGTTTATCATGGTGATGTTTTAACAAGGGAAGTAAAGCAAAAATATATTCTTCTCAATCGAAAGAATGATGCGCTTGCTTTCTCTGAGGTGATTAAAGTTGATGTCAATACTAAAATAGTAGAAGTATGAAATTGAATGACGTATATAATGAATGGTTGCCTGTTAAGAGAAGGCAAGTTAAGAGCTCAACGCTAAGCTGTTATCAGCTTATATATCTGAATATACTTGCTCCCCGGTTTGGTAATACAGACGTAGAGAACATGGGGAAAAAGGTTGTTGCAGCATTTCTCTATGAACTTCTTGATTCTGGTACCAAGTCAAAGAAATACTGTTCGGATATTCTAATCGTCATAAAGATGCTTATTCGCTTCGCCGGTGACGAATTGGACATCGATGTTCCCGACACCACATGGAAGGTTATTTGGCCAACCAAGAACAAAGTTGTAACGCCCAAATTAGAGCGCTACACGCCTGAAGAATACCGTAAAATAGTGAGTTATGTTATGGATAATCCATCCCCTCGAAATTTAGGTATTTTATTGACTATATGCACCGGTATGCGGATAGGCGAAGTTTGTGCATTACAATGGCAGGATGTAGATCTTGTTGGCAAGGTAATTCACGTTAATAAAACGATAGAACGTATATATCTCCCTGAAAATATAGGTACCGACAAGAAAAAGACAGTGGTAGAGATAGGATCTCCTAAAACAAATTCATCAGATAGATACATACCTATTCTTAAGGATATTTTCCCTATTGTGAAGAAGTTCTCAGCCGTATGCAAGCCCGAGTATTATGTCTGTTCCTGCTCTGAGGGGTTTGTTGAGCCTCGAACTTTACGTACATATTATCGAATATTCATCCTTGAAAAAGTGAAGTTGGATCATTGCATTAAATTTCATGGGTTGCGCCACACTTTCGCAAGTACCCTGATTGAAAATAAAGTTGATGTTAAAACAGTCTCTACAATTCTCGGACATTCGGATATAAGTACAACCCTTGATGTATATGTACATCCATCGGATGAAGCCAAAAGAGGTGCTGTTAATGGGGGCTTAAAAGGAATATTCAGATAATTAATTCAAATCAAATCAGAAATGAAAGAAATAGAACTATATAATGACCATTTCCAAAATTATAAAGTCTATGGCATTCCCAAGGCTCAACTAATTATAGCTGATGTCCCTTATAATTTAGGCAATAGTGCTTACGCTTCTAACCCTTCATGGTATGTGGACGGAGATAACAAGAACGGGGAAAGTGATAAGGCCGGCAAACAATTCTTTGATACCGATAAAGATTTTCGCCCTGCCGAGTTTATGCACTTCTGCTCCCAGATGCTTGTAAAGGAACCCAAGGAAAAAGGCAAGGCGCCTTGCATGATAATATTTTGTGAATTTGAAGACCAGTTCCGGTATATTGAACTGGGTAAAAGATATGGGCTGAATAATTATATCAATCTTGTATTCAGAAAGAACTTTTCAGCGCAAGTCTTGAAAGCCAATATGAAGATAGTCGGCAATTGTGAATATGGATTGTTGCTTTACCGCGATAAACTTCCAAAGTTTAACAACGATGGTCGGATGATCTTCAATTGCTTTGATTGGGTGTTGGACAATGAAACTCCGAAGGTTCATAGCACGCAAAAGCCGGTTCCTTTGCTTCGTAGACTGATAGAGATATTCACCGACAAAGGTGATGTCGTTATTGATCCATGTGCCGGAAGCGGTTCTACCTTATTAGCTGCTGCCCAGTTGGGACGCAGGGCATACGGATTTGAGATTAAAAAAAAGTTTTTTGCTGATGCGAATAAATTTGTGTTATCACGTATCCAGCAATCGCTATTTGTGTAATTTAAACAAAAATAGAAATGGATATAGATAAATTTATTAATAGTACTATCAAAAGCTATGAATGTTATCGAAAGAATTGCGACATTATAGCTGAGGAGGCGCAAAGATATATCGACTTTGACAATTTCGTTTCTTGCGAATATATCAATGGCGTAGGACTTAGTATATTAGTAACATTACCTGAAACAAATGATTATACTATTCCCGAATGTGTATGTCCTGTAGTAGGATTCTTTGAATATGCCAAAGGAAAGGATAAAATATCAGTGGAGGATATTAAAAAACTATCATTATGAAACAGACATTAGAATCGGCAGCAATAAATGAATTGTTTTTCAGTTATGCTTGTACGTCAAGAAGTTTATCATTTGAGGGATTGGTATATGACAGAAATGCAATGCTAAATATGTTCCGAAAAGGTGCTGAATGGCATGCAAAGCAATCCCCGTGGATAAGTGTTGAGGAACGGTTGCCGAATAAAGGTCAGCGTGTTTTAGTCGGATTTTTATATTACTATAAATACGATGATAGAGAAGCTGAATCACGTAAGCATATAGATGTATTCACGTATGAAAATGGTATATGGACTACTGATAGTGATATATCATATTTAGGAAAAAGTGTCGAGAAGGATGATATTAAGGTTATATGTTGGATGCCTATTCCCTCTTTCGATGAAATACTGGAAGCCAACAAGGATGTACTGGAACGGATTAAAGAGAAAGGAGATTGATATGGATACAAAACGGACATTGTACGAGATAGAAGTAGCTCTATCCAAACATGACAATTTTAATTTTATCCGGAATATAATAGCTTTCAACGTAAACGGATTATCGGAGGCGCTAAATATCTTCCATGAATGTGATATGCTTGTTTTATCAAAGGCAGGATATCTAACAGAAATTGAGATCAAGCGTAGCTGGTCTGATTTCTTAGCTGATTTCAAGAAAGCACATTCACATGGTGGGAACGGTATTATCAAGTATTTCTATTATTGTATTCCAAAATCTTTGCTTGAACGTGCTTATGATAAGCTGGATGAATTAAAAGCTTCCTATACAGGGATAATAACATACGATGAAAACATGAAGATAACACTTCATGGACATAGACGAGTCACTCATGATGGAAATTATTCATATCATTTTGTTGAGCAATACCCATATCGTAAGTTGTTTCTTGAAGAACAGCTTCAAGTGGCTCGTTTCGGTGCAATGCGAGCAATAAAATTAAAGGAAAAGTTAATTAATAGCCATTTGGCGTAAAACTCTACTGGAAATGAGTGAAACGAAAATCATATTAGATGCCTGTTGCGGTAGCCGGATGTTTTGGTTCGACAAGGAAAATCCTTTGACCTTGTTTGCTGACATCAGAGATGAAGAGCATACTCTTTGCGACGGTCGAAGCCTGAAAGTCCATCCGGATATTGTATCTGACTTTACCGATATGCCATTTTTGGATGAATCCTTTAAACTGGTGGTATTTGACCCGCCCCATCTTCTAAAGGTTGGTCAAAATAGTTGGTTGGCCAAGAAGTATGGTAAACTTCCCGAAGATTGGCCAAGGGTGATAAAAAAAGGAATTGATGAATGCTTTCGAGTACTTGAAGATTACGGCGTTCTCATTTTCAAATGGAATGAAGACCAGATAACGGTTAGAGAAGTATTGAAAGCCATCGGACGGCAGCCGTTGTTCGGTCACACCACCGGAAGACATGGCAAGACTATGTGGATGTGTTTTATGAAACTACCAATTTACGAATAACAATGAGTATATTATCAGACGAATGGTGTTGCATGAATTGTGTACACCAAGAAGAATGTTTATTGGACGATCCAGAGTTGAACTTATTAGGATATTGTATGCAATACGAAGACGAAGAATGGGAGGATTAACTATGCCTACAGTATTAAGAGAAACCTATCCAACAGCCAGGAAAGAGCATGGATGTGAGTTTTGTTGCGAAAAGATAGCGATAGGACAAAAATATGTCCGTCAGACAAATGTCTATGACGGAGTAGTGGGCGACTTCATCACACATCAAGAATGTAAAGAAGTAGCCCATGAATTGAATATGTATGATGATTGTGATGACGATGGATTATGCGGAGAACAGTTTAGGGAGGAATTGGACTTATACGTACATGTCAATCATTACGATGATGAAGCGGACGACATCTGTTCTGATTGGCAGTTGAATTACTATGAGATAGCGAAAAAGGTATTGAAAGAACTTAAAAACAAATAACTATGGGATTTACAACAGCAGCGTTTATACGCAAAAATACACCGGAACTCCGGAAGAAATTGGAGGAGTTGGGATATAAATGCTCTTCGTTGATTGAAGATAGACCTTGTTTATTTACAGCATCATATTTAAATGCCTATCATTCTATTCCCCCTGAATGGTTTGATGATGATAATCCTCATACAACGTATAATTGTGCAGGCCGTATTGATTGCGGAACCAACGAAGAGCTTTTCTTGGCTATTGCCGCATTGAGGGATGATACAAATGAAAATCAATGGTTTACCAATGGAGAAGAATGGGCATATCATCCAAAAACAGAATGTTGTTCACCATGTAATACTGTATATAGAACATTAGCTTTTGATTATATACCTAAAGATACTAACATGGTAAATTATCATAAGGCCACAGTGAAAGAGCTAATCGAACACTTTAAAGAGAAGGAGGTGAATCATGGATAGCGTACAGACACAGACCATTTCTATCAAGGGGAATGACGATGCTGTGGCATATATTGATTTTTGTGATGGAGATTTATGTGTTTCTGTTGTAGCAGAAGGCAAACAGGCTGATTTTCACTTTGAACCTATCACTTTGAAAATGTTTGCCCATGCTTATAAGTTACATTGTGAGGAACTAAAGAAAGGAGAATTAGATGAGAAAGTATAGAATATCCAGATACGGTTTGTTTTACCACATATTTGACGTGGAAATGAAAATGTGGTATGGTTGGATCGTGATAAAGAGATTTAAGGCAGATGTAAGCAATGTAGATACAATGATAGATGATATCATTTATTGCAATATGTTAGCTGAGGAACTTTTGGAAAAATTGAAGGAGGAATAACTATGAAATCAAAATTAGTGTTATCAGTCGAGCAAATGAAATATTTGCGGGAACTGGGATTAAATACAAGTGATGCAAGTATGTGTTATTGCTGTTTTTATGGCAATATAGAGGAAGAATGGGAACTTGAAATATATGAAGATGTAATTAATCAAAAAAGAGATAGTACATTTTTGGATATAGTCCCTACTTACACCTTTCAGGAAATTATAGAATTACTGCCGAAAGAAATTAAGACAGTTACAGATACTTATTATCTTACAATATCCACTTATGATTGTGATGTATGGTCTATATACTATTCAATGTCTGATGAATTTGATTACTATAAAGAGTTTAAATCAGATTCATTAATTGACGCAGCCTACGAGATGCTTTGCTGGTGTATTGAAAACGGATATATTAAAATTAATCAGTTATGAAAGCAAGAGTAAAAGCAACTGGAGTTTTAATAGACGTAATTCCGAAATTCAATATAAATGCGCAACATAGTGATGATAATTTATATGTATGCGATAATATGATTTTCAGAGAATGTGACCTTGATTTTTTGAATATTGGAAATTCAGCAATTGATTGGGAACAGAGACGCTATGAAATAGCAAAGGAAACAGTTACTGCAATAATGTCAAATGAAGATTTCTATCATCAGGTTTTATGTGAGGGAGCAGAGCATGGTCAAAGACAAATTCAAACTAATATTGCACGTGCCGCAGTTATATTTGCTGATGCTCTTATTGAGGAATTAAAGAAGGAGGAATAGCCATGCCAATAAGCGAAATAGCAGAATTAATACTTAAAATAGCGTTATTCATCCTCAATGCCACAACCGTTGCCATTGTTGTAATTTTGATAAGCAAATGGCACAGACGCATGGAGGACAAGCTGAATGGTATCAAAAGTTATATTCAGCACGTAACGGATCGCAATGACATCGTATACATCAATCAGCTTGAAGAGATAAAAAGAGTACTGATAGAGTCTGAACGTTACGAAGATGCAGCCAAGATAAGCAAGTGCATTGAGGATGAATACAGTAATCTTAAAAGAAAAATAGAAGACGGAGAATAAATAATTGATCCTTTAAAATGATTATGAAGCAAGAGATAAACAGCAACCTATTGGCGGAATGTATGAAGGAAGCCATGAAAGTGGAATTCCTGGAAACCAGCGAAGAGATAGAATTATATGCTTATGCCCTGTATAATGCGGAAATGTGGGGGAAGAGTGTAAAGTAAAAGAGCGTCACCCGAACCACCAGATAGACGCCCTTCCATAATTCATAGTACAAATATACTATTTACTTCTAAATAATCGTACTATGTTTTCAGAAATATCAGAGTTAAAATCTATTAGAAAGCAAAAATCCATATTGTCAGAAAGAGAGTCTGAATTATCTGCTCCTATTATGTCAGATCTGGATTATATTCCATCCATATATAAATGGTTTTGTGAAATACAGGACTTTAGGGATTGTCCGGGAAATAAGGATAGCGTTCATATCAGAAAGAAGTTTATATTTATTATTCTTTTCCTTTATGCTCCCAGTGTCTTGGCCGGTGGGAGAATGCCCAAAGGACTTCGGGATAAGATTGCCGAGTCGGTAAATATCAGCGATAAAACATTTATTTCCCACAATATCGAAACTGTGGTTGTTCTCTACAATAATTATAAGGACTTTCGGAAGGATATAGAGTATATTTACACTGGAATTATTTCTCGGTTGAAAGACAATGGTATAATAAACAAGGTATGATAAAAAGAGAAAATATAGCAATATCTAAAGTGTATCCCAATGATGGTCAAATAGAGAGATTGCCAAAGAACCCCAGGCTTATCAAAGGAGAAAGATTTCGTAAGCTTTGTAAATCAATAAAAGAGCTTCCCGAAATGACAGAGGCAAGGGATATTCTTGTTTACCCGCATAATAATGGATATATTGTAATTGGCGGCAATATGCGTTTACACGCTTATAGGCATTTAGGATGGAAAGAGGTGCCATGCTGTATTTTACCGGAAAATATGCCGATAGAGAAGCTTCGTCAGATGCTTATTCAAGATAATAATCCATTCGGAGAGACTGACTGGGATATGATTGCCAATGACTGGGATAGCAAGGAGCTCAATGATTGGGGTTTTGAGGTCTGGAAGGAAGCAGAACAGAAGCCAAAGAGTAGCAAATCGGAGGCTCAGTCAGAAGAAGAAAGTGAAGAGGATATAGAGAAGGTTGATTTTTACGATATGATGCTTGGCGACCGCATATATGACAGCAACAATGAGTTTGACATACCGAACCTGCTCATCGACCATCAGCCAACAAGCGGATTGCTTCTTCCGTTTGCCGGGTGGGGAGCGGACACAAGAGCGAAGAAAGGCATATCGACCTATCATTTCTACGTGGAAGATTACCGTTTCACCAACATTTGGAATAATCCCGTTTCGGTATTGGATAGTGGTTGTACCGAATTGGTAGAGCCTAACCTTTCTTTGTTCGATACTACCCCTATCGCCTATGGTTTGCAGCTTATCTACATGAAGCGTTGGATAGCTCGCTTTTGGCAAGAGTGTGGTGCAAAGGTGTATGCTGATCTCAATGTGGCGCAAAAGTTCTATAAGTACAACCGTTTTGGCATTCCTGACGGTTACAACGCTTTTGCCACACGTGGCTATGCTGATAGGCAGGAATATTTGAAGATGGAAATACAAATCGCCCGTGAAATATCAGGAAAGGATAACCCCAACATGATTGTTTACGGCGGTGGTGAGCAAATAAAAGAACTGTGTACACAGAACAATGTGCTTTATGTGGAGCAGTTCATGGCTAACAGAGTGAAGAAAATCAAGAAAGGAGGTAAGAATGGCTAAAACAAGTGGAGGAGTAAGAAGTGGCAGTTCCTCACGAAGTAGTGGAGGAAATTATCAAGCGTCTGTGGCAGTACAAAACCGACAAGGGGATACAAGGTGGTTGCAAAAGAGCTTCCGTACACAATCGCAAGCGGAAAAATGGATTGATAAGGTGGCTTCTCGTTTTGACAGTCCGGCAAAATCGGGCTTTGCGACAACGGCAGCCATTGACAAGGACACAAAACGCGGCACTCAATATGATATCTATAACCGTGATTTGACTCGTGAATTTGAAAGGAAAGACGCACGGGAGTTTAGAGCTGGACGTGGTGGATATGTGGGGGTGACTCCGCAAAAAAAGAGGAGAAAACGATAATGGCTAAGACTTCGGGAGAAATAAGGGGCGGTGGTGGTAAAAACAGAAGTAAACAAGAAAGAGCGATTGCCATAGCAGAAGAAACTATAAGGCGAAATAAATATGAAACGGCTGTTGCATACGATAGTAAAGGAAATTTATTGCTGAACAAAAAAGGTGGTTCCCGTTCTGTTAGATTTACCAATAGTGAAATTGCAAAAGCAATAATAAGTATTTGAATAATTAAAATCAACCGTTAAACAAGCGTTTTGGCAGGAGAATACGAACATATTAAAGGCAAAGGCAACCGCTTTTCGAGTACCAACCAGCCCGCAAACCGTGGCAGGAAGCCCAAACTATACACCATTGCCAAGAAAGCCTACAACGTGTCGCGTGAGGAATGGAACGAGGTCAAGTTGTACCTTCTTCAGTGCACGCCGTCGGAAATAGATAAAATCATAGACAAGAAAGACACTCCTATGTGGGTGCTTATCCTTGCAAGAGGGTTGAAACGGAACGCGGCAAAGGGCATAACTGACGTATTGGATGGCATGGAAGATAGGCTGTTTGGACGTGCGCCTATTGCACAGGATGAAGACAGCACCTTGTATTCCGAAAACGGTATCGACATAGATAAATGGATGGAGGAAAACGAAAGTGAAGATTGAACCGCAAAAGATATATGCACCTTTGTACCGCAACAAGGACAAATTTATTATCCTTGTGACCGGAGGGCGTGGCAGTGGAAAGAGCTTCAATGTTTCCACCTTCATTGAAAGACTTCTTTTTGAGGTTCGCCATCCTTCACCTGCAAAAAGGATTGTACACCAAATCCTATATACACGCTATACGATGGTTTCCGCTCATATATCCGTTATTCCCGAATTTATGGAAAAGGTGGAATTGGACGGACATTCCAAGTTTTTCAAGAGTACAAAAACTGATGTAAAGAACTTGCGAAGCGGTGGATGCGTAATGTTCCGTGGAATCAAGACTTCTTCGGGAATACAAACAGCCAAATTAAAATCCATACACGGTATTACTACATTTGTGGTTGATGAAGCAGAGGAGTGGGTTTCAGAAAAAGAGTTTGAAACAATCATGCTTTCAATCCGTCAATTAGGAATACAGAACCGTATCATTATAGTGATGAACCCTACGGATAACAATCACTGGGTTTATAAGCGGTTTATCGAGAAAACTCATAAGCTGGTAGAGATTGACGGTGTACAGGTTCAAATCTCCACTCACCCGAATGTACTTCATATTCACACTACCTATTTTGATAATTTGGAAAATCTTTCACCGGAGTTTCTGAAAGAGGTTGAGGATATGAAAGTAAATGATCCAGATAAATATGCTCACGTGGTTATCGGCCGGTGGGCTGACGTGGCGGAAGGTGCTGTGTTCAAGAAGTGGGGCATTGTTGATGAGTTTCCGATTTGGTGCAAAAAGGTTGCTTTTGGGCAAGATTTCGGGTATACTCATGACCCGTCCGCCTCTATTCGCTGCGGAATTATTGATAATGCTTTGTACTTGGATGAAATAGATTACCGTACCGGGCTTCTTTCCTCTGATATCATTAAAACGCTTCGTCCATGGGGATTGAAGGTTATAGCCGATAGTGCTGATCCACGGTTGATTCAAGAGATACACAATGGAGGGATAAAAATATATCCTGTCGAAAAGGGTTCGGGTTCTATTAACGCAGGTATAGACAAAATGAAGACCATGGAGATTTTTGTAACTAAACGTTCATACAATCTTCAAAAAGAACTACGGAAATATGTGTGGGCTAAAGATAAGGATGGGAACTATATAAATGAACCGGAAGATCATGATAACCATGCCATCGATGCAGCTCGTTATTATGTATTGGGTGAGCTTCTTGGTAAAATTCAGAAACCCAAGGATTATTCGGGGATTTTTGGACGTTAAAAATATATCAATATGACATTAGAAGAGATTTTATCATTAGAAGATGTAGATCAGAAGATCGAATATTTGAAGAAAGGACGTAAAACGGAGGAACCCAATACCGGTGAAAACTGGAAGGATTGGAACGCTGATTTGCATGAAATCATTGTGGATAAAGAAAAATACCCGGACATCGAAGTTGTTGAAGAGAAGGAAAGGGAAGAATGGAATGATAGTACCGGTAAAAGCACTACTATCCCAGCTAAAAAACGTACAGAACCGTGTAACCGTATATCTATTCCGTTGGAGCAAGATATAACCAATATTCAAACAGCGTTTACAGTAGGGGTTGAGCCTAAGATGGATTGCGTTCCGTCAAATGAGGATGAAAATGGGTTATTTTATGCTATTCAACAAGTATTGAAGAAGAATAAAATAAAATACCAGAATAAACGTATCGTTCGTTCTTGGCTTTCTGAACAGGAATGTGCCGAATACTGGTATGCAGTCAAAGATGATTCGTTCTGGACTAAATTCTGGAATAAAATACAGAGGGCTTTCGGAGGAAGTGTAAGACCGCAAAATAAGCTCCGCAGCGTAATATGGTCTCCGTTCAGGGGAGATAAACTTTACCCTTTCTTTGATGATGCCGGAGATTTGGTTGCTTTCTCACGTGAATATAAAAAGAAAGATCTGGACGATGTAGAAATAGTATGCTTTCAAACTGTTACTGCTACCCATGTTTACCAGTGGGAAAATACGAATGGGTGGGAAGCGGTAGAAGAGAAGTCTTTCAGGCACGGGTTCAAAAAGCTACCTGTTTTATATGGTTATCGTCCGGAGACTTATTGCCATAAGATAAAGACCATACGGGTACGCATTGAGAAGATATTATCAAGTTATGCCGATTGTATAGACTATCACTTCTTCCCGTATTTAATGCTCTTTGGGGATGTGTCAGGCTTTACAGGAAAGAAACGAAACAGGATCATACAATTGACCGGAGATAAGGCGAACGCTCAATATCTGACCTGGAATCAGGTTCCTGATACGGTTAAATTGGAACTTGAAGGGCTTACTAACAGGGCGTACGATCTGACGAATACTCCACGTATATCACCGCAAGAGTTGAAAGGTCTTGGAAATGCCATTTCAGGGAAAGCGTTCAGGTATATTTTTATGGGTGCGCACATGGCGGTATCTAATCATGCGGAAGTAATTGGAGAGTTCTTTCAACGGAGGGTAAACTTTTTGGTATCAGCTTTGGCGGATATTAACCCATCCGAATTTGACAAGGCGTCCCAGACTATTGATATTGACGTGGATTTGGCTCCGTATATGATTGATGATATTGATGAACGAGTAGCAACGGCAGTTAGTGCAATAGAAGGTAAAGTATGGTCCCGGAGAGAGGGAATTTTGTTTGCCGGTAATGCCGAAAGGGTGGATGAAGTCCTGAAAGAGATTGAGGAGGAAGAAAAGAGTGAGGTTTCTATATCTTCTGAATCAGTCAAAAAGAACAGAAATGAGAGTGTGTAGTCAGAAAAAATACGGGGGTTATACAAAAAGTGTAGGAAATATAGAATAAAATAGTGAGTTGCTATAAGTTTACTAGTGCATAAGTCGGTTTTAGTCCCAAAAGACAAATAAACCACAATTCGCTTATTGTGGTTTTCCAGAAGTGAAAATTTTAGGCTTATAATTGGATATGAAATAAATTTGTGCATAGAAAATAATACGGCTATCCTCACGGCTGAAAGATATAACGCCATCGGTGAGAAGTGAGGAACTTGCCTTTGGCGCTTTTTTATATGCCAGGCGTGGCAGGTTCAGCAGGTCGGTAAGGCGTGAAGAGGTTCGAATCCTCGCTTGCTACAAAGTCGGACAAATTAAAATCCCCAAAAGCGGAAGTGTCCGAGCCGCTAATGGGGATAGTATTAACTATTTAATAATGCAAATCTATGAAAAAGAAAGCAGAAATTAAAAAGTATGATGCTAATATTTTAGAAAATATTGGTAGAGATGGAGATTTATTATCTTTAACTGATCTTTGGAAAATTGCAGGTAGTCCACAAGGTAAAGAACCTGCTCAATGGTTAAGACAAGAAGTAACTCAACAGTTGATTGAAACTGTAAGCGGTATTTTAAATGTGTGTCAGAACCATATTATAAAGTCAAAGCGCGGGAAATCAGGAGGTTCGTATGCGCACAGACAAATATCACTTGCTTATGCTAAGTATTTAGACCCTGCACTCCACGTATTGGTCAATGAAGTTTTCTTTCAGCATATCGAAGAAGAAAAGAATCCAGACCTAATAGGCCAACGATACATAAAAGCGTATGAAAAGAGAGGAAAGTCTGCTGATTGGACTGCTGAACGCCTAAAATCTATCGGAACCAGGAATATGTTCACAAGAACATTGGCGGCTCATGGCGTATCCGGGGATGGATTTCGTAATTGTACCAATGCCATATATGAACCTCTTTATGGAGGAACTACTAATGTGATCCGGGCAAAGAAAGGGCTTTCTAAAAATCAAAGCATACGTGATAACATGAGTAAGGTTGAGCTTGCAGCAGTCGGTCTAATTGAAGCTCTCGCTTCTGACGAAATAGAAAGAAAAGATATTCAGGGAAATGCGGATTGTGAGATAACTAGCAGAAGATCTTCACGTACTGTCGCAAATGCACTGATTGAACACAAAAAGTATATTATTTGATTTGTCCGGAAATAAAGAAAGGGCAGCCCTAAGCTACCCTTTCCCGCTGATTGGCGTCAACTAATGTGCCGGACCGAAGCCCCTGACACTAACTTATTTTGCTTTCTCTATTCTCATCTTTATTATCCTTGGAGCCGTTGAGTTCTTTATTCTTGTCTCGTTCTCCAACTCCTTAACCCTTTCCTTTAACTGCAAGTATTCATCAGTCAGTAATACAATTCTTTGCAGTAAAATTTCGTATAAGTCCATAGTGATATATTTTTATTAGTGTGATTCGTGTGATTCGTTTAATTTTTCGATATAGTTGTGGCTGTCCGGCATTGAAACGGACCGCTATAAATGTGCGATGTGTGTTATACTATCTTGGCTAGCTTTCCGTCAGAAGGTTTTCCGCCAAACAGGTGGTTCAGATAAGCCAATCCCTTTTGGGTAACTAGCACTTTGGTTACGACAAATCCCGGATGATTGTTGCGCTCGATGAATTTCTCCTTCATCTCGAAGTATCCGGCATCAATAAACCTCTGTTTTGGCTCGTTGCGGTTGGCGAAGAATACGCCCGCTTTCCTTAGCTTGTCGAATAAGGTGTTGCGCCCGAAACCGAGTTTCAGTATCTTGGCGGACATTCCTATGTCTACCTTGTCGTCGGTGGCAAAAGCTGCGTCGGCAAAGGCTGCCTTTGGCTGGAGTTTGGCGTTTTGCTGTTCTAGTTGCTTCTTCTCCTGTGCCAGCCGTTGCTTTTCCTCTTCCGATGATACGAGGGCTTTCAGGGCTTCGAGGTAGGTTTGGGGAGTTTGAGGTTTGCGCTTCTCTAGTTCGAGTTGTTCCCAGCGATCAATAATCTTCTCACGTAGTACTGCGTCGTAGCCGGAGGCGAGGATCAGGCAGCCTTTCTTAGTGAGTTCGAAGCAGGGGCGTTTTTCTCCCTTTTTGTCGGTGTATTCAACCTCCACAAAATTGTGGGCGTTGACTCCCTGTTTAAGTAAGTTCCTGATGTCCCGTAAGATAGCATCATGTCTTTTTCCTGTGAGTTCCGAAATTTCAAGCGAACTCATTCTATCCGTGTCGTGGATTAACGTCGCCATCAAACTACTGTTATTTGTTCGATTTTGATTGTTAGGATTACTGTTAAGCATAAACAATAAAAAAAGAGGTATTACCACCTTTCCCGCTGCTTAACACATTCCTAACAAATGCTGACATTCCATTACGGTTTGCCACGGGGGTATAGTAATACCTCGATATTTTAAGTACAAGCATAAAAAATGCTCGCATAAGTATGCAAGCTCCACTTGCATTTGTTAGGATTGTAAATATGTTAAGCGTTGCAAAGATACATACATTATTCATATTTCCAAATGTAAAGACTAAACTTTTCATGATTTTTTTTGATTTTATTGTGTTACTCTTGCTTAACACATGAAAAACCTGTCGTTATCATCACCGAACATCTTATATCCGGCAAGCAGGCTTAAAATGATGATTGTCATTTCTATCATATTCGTATATTTTAATGGCTGGCAGGGCTTTTCGCCCTGCTGGTTAATTTACTTATTGATTACTGTAATAAACTCACATTTAGCCCAAAGGGATAAGTCGTTACTATTCATATACTCTTGATTCTTTGCTTCGATTGCCTTTGCTTCTTGTTCGCTGATTTCTTTACCGTTTACAAAATACCGTTTCATAATCTTTATTTTTTAGTTGTTATTACTTTATTTCCTTTTTGATGTTACAAAGGTAATGGTTTATACATTACAAAACAAGAACAGAGTAATGTTTTATCTTTATCTTAACATTAATTAGTAATATGAATAGCATTACTAATTCAATAATGAGTAATTTTGTAACATTAAAATTTATAGATATGGATAATATTGAAGCATTACTAAAAGAAAAAGGGTTAACTAAGACGGCTTTATCTGATTTATTGGGTATCAAGAAACAAAATCTTAATGGATTGATGAAAAACCCGACATTGGAAACGATTAAAAAATTTGCATCTGTTTTGGGTGTTGAAACGTGGCAACTCTTTGCTTCTCCGGAAGAAGTACAACCCAAGAAAGACGGTCTTTCTCTCACTTGCCCTCACTGTGGAAAGGATATTAATATTAAAGTAGAATAGCCATGAACCAGCTAGAGTTAATCCAGAGCAAAATATACGAGATAAGAGAGCAAAGAGTAATGCTTGATTTTGATTTAGCGGCATTATACCAAGTAGAAACCCGTGTGCTCAATCAGGCGGTAAAACGAAATATGAAAAGGTTTCCTTCTGATTTCATGTTTCAATTAACTTCGGATGAGTGGGCTATCTTGAAATCACAATTTGTGATATCAAGTTGGGGTGGTACTCGCAAACTTCCTTATGCATTTACCGAACAGGGTTTAGCTATGCTTTCCGGCGTTCTTAATTCAGATATTGCCATACAGGTAAATATCAATATCATGCGTGCCTTTGTTGCTGTTCGGCAAATGCTGGCGAATCCACCCGTAGACCGGTTAGGTAACATTGAGAAAGAAGTCAAAGAGCTAAAGGAATACATAGAGGAAGTATTTGCCGACTATAACGACATCAACGACGATACCCGGATGCAATTAGAACTAATCAACCAGACCTTAGCGGAGCTTCAGGCGCAAAAAAGGATGGAGAATAAGCCACGTAATCCGATCGGGTTTATTAAGCCAGAGAAAAAATAAAGAGGACGCCCGTACATGATTTGCTAACCTGTGCGGGCGTTTAATTTCCTCCTACTTTTTATTTAATGCTAGAAAAAACACCCAAAAACAAAGAAAAATAAGGAATTATTTGCATTTGTGTGTGTTTGTATGTTATTTTGCCTCCGTACAACCATAATACACACAAAATATGAATAGAATATTTCTAATATTTGCCTTGCTGCTTCTTATAGGATGCAGCGAAGGAAGTGATCCTGTTCCAGAGCAAAATAATGAGGAAAATACGGAATCCGGTGATAATAATGCATTTCTAGTTAATGGTTTTAGCTGTAATATTGATTTTAATGAAGAAAACTACACCATAAAGGTTAGTAAAGATAATGAATTCCTTTTTGAAGTGTCCGAAGAAATAGGAAAAGGGACTAAGTTGGATATAGATTTGGGATATGGAAATAAAAAAGATGTTATCGCTTCATATATTAAAATTTTTGATATTCTTCAATATGAAAATACATATTATCTATTAGCAGATTTAAGAGACCAATCTGATATTTTGAGTTTTTGGGGAATTAGAAAGTTATATTCTTACGAGAATGGCAAGGTTCATGCAGTAACATTGAATACTAGTTCCTACTTGCCTACGAATATGGCATTTTGGTTTAAGAATAGTATAGTATTATCTGAAAAGTACCAAGTGTATCCAGAAGCAACTGCTTCGGAAGGACATGTGTATGATAATGAATTGAATCTTATAAGCAAGTATTCTCCTAACGGAATAGTTTTAGATATGACACATTGCGTTTCTTTAGAAGAAGTTCTTAAACATCATTACACAATCTGTTTCTATGACATACGCAATACATCTCCATTATGGTCATATCCAATAGACCTAGTAGGTGAAGATTTTGTTGCAAGCTGTCAAGACGCCTCTTATTCTTCGAATAATACAGTTCTTGTTAATGTAAATATCACATATATAACGGGGGAAAAAGAGGTCTTAAATTTTGAATTTGACAAGGAGACAGGAGAACTTATTAAATAAACACATAAAGTACACACAACATGAAGAAAATTTTGTTTTTGTTATGTTGTACAGTACTATTTACGTCATGTATGACAATCTGCTCCAAGTCTAATCAAGGCATTACTTTCACGGGAGAAAACGGTATTAAATTGTATGATGGTACAAATAATGTCAAACTAGGGGAAATAAAAGAAGGAAATTCTGTAACTGTAAAAGTTAAAAAGAAAATGGCAGATAAAACAGTTATTGCTAAGAAAGAAGGGTATGCTAATACTCCTTTGGTAATTGAATCTAATTTTAATGCTAAAAGTTTATGGAATATTCTTTTTTGGCCGGGATTTCTAATTGATTTAGGAACTGGGAAAATGAATAAATACGATCCGGTTATATATAATATTGATATGGAAAAAGAAAAATAACATTCTCATAGCCCCGTTCCAATTAAGGTTCGGGGCTTTTTATTTTCCAAAAGTTAAATATCTCATATTGCATTGAAATATCTTCCTAAAAGCTTGTTTAATTACCAAATGGTTATTATCTTTGTGGTGTCATAAGAATCGCGATCTTTATATGACTGATGAAGAAGAGCTAAAGGCTCGGATTGAAGCTGCGGAGCAAGACCTAAGCTTCTTTTCCCTCCATTGGAATGCAATAAGGGAAACTGATTGGATTTCAGAGGAGGAGCTTGAAGAAGGAATCAATGATGCGCTAGACGATTTGATTGATGCCAAAAACAAGCTGAAAGAAAAAGGTAGTCCCCCATAAGGGGCTACCATTTTCTCTTTAATTTATAAAAAATAATGCGTATGAATGCAAAGGAAGAACTTAAAAAGTGGAAAGATGATTTTGCAAAGGCTAAGACCGAACAAGCAAAATTGGAGCACAAGAAGCGTTTTAATGCGTATGTAAACTCTTTGTCACCTTCCGATAAAAAGGAGTTCTTGAATGAGTTTAAAAAAGGTGCAGAACAGGCTATAGATGAAGCAAAAAAACTGGCTAAAATTGCAAAAAGAAAAGAAAAACTAGATAAAGTTTTGGATTTTGCTTCAATGTCTTATATAGCAGAACATTATTTTGGTAAGTCTCGCCAATGGTTATATCAGCGGATAAACGGGAATCTGATAAATGGCAAGCCTGCTGATTTTACCCAAGAAGAACTTAAAACCTTATCATTTGCGTTATCTGAACTTGGGGATGTTATGAAGGATACTTCTTTGTGTATAATGAGATGATCGTGTACGAACTGGATTTCTCGGAGTCAACATTGTAACTCATTCCCGCCCCTCTTGCGAAGGGCGGTTTTTTGTTTCTAATATAACTGTTATTAGTGTTCTTCCTCTATCTGATAGCCAGCTAGAAGTTAGTGCTATTAGTGAGAGAAAAGCTGGTGCTGAAACTGTTAATAATCTAAATATTACTTAAAAGATTTATGTAATGCTCTTGATAAAACTGTTGTTTGATGTTGTTGTTGTATATTTGTACGTCGATATGTACGAAACACATAATTATATAGCAATAACACTTACTAGAAATATAGATTGTCTTACAATTAATTATTTCTATGAAAGGAGATAAACATGAAGCCATTATTGTACACGCAACACACACTGATGATAGAAAATCCTTCTAAATCACTTCTCATGCTTACGAATCAGCTAAGGGATAAGAAGATATCCCATTTAGAAAGAGAAGATTTTTTTATTTTCCCCAATAAATAAATTCTAAAACAATAATCCTAGTGAGAGATACCTTATATGTATTTAATAGGATTTGGCGACATGTATGAATGAACTATATGATAAATCTGAAATAAACTTGGAAGCTGCTATTAAGTTGCATGAGGCAGGAATGTATGATGCAGTTTGTCATCCTTCATATTACTCATGTTTGCAATTAATGAGCCATAAATTAATAAGAAAGGGAATGTCTCTATATGAACAAGGGGTAAAAGCTTCTGCTGATTATAATGGTCATTCCCACAAATGTTTAATATATGAAACATGTAAATTTCTGAGATTTGAAGGGAGTAGGGATAAACAAAATTACATCAATAGCGTTAAACAATTAAAGGAGAAAAGAGAAGATGCAGATTATCATGAAATAAGAATATCACCCGATCAAAGTGATAAATGCATTAAATTGGCTAAAGATATAAGACAAAAAATAAACTCAATATAATATGGATGAAAGAATAGACAGAATTAAGGCATTTCTAATTGAAATGAACTCTAAATTTAATAATTTAAAGTTTAGATGTGGACACGGTTCTTCAAACCATACATTTATTATTGAAGTAGCCCCCTTGTCAGAGTTTAACAATAACGAAGATTATGCGAGAGAAGAACTTTGTTTCGCTACACAATTTGATATTGATTATGCTGATTATGATATAATATTTGTATCTGAAGAAGATGTATGTAAAGCCCAAGATATATTATTTGAGATAGGGTATGATTCTCCTATAGAATATAAGAAAAATAACACTATCTTTGATTTTAATTTTGATTCTTGGCTTATAGAACAAAAGGAAGAAGAAATAAATTACGCATTAGCAGCATAAGTATGGAAGAGATAAATAAATCAGAATTTCGTTTTGACGGATATTTAATAAGAGAATCATCTATTAAAATAAATAAAGAGGTGAATGATGGTACCGAATTAGGTATATCAATTATTCCTAGAGGAGTGAAACATAAGGAAAAATTCATGTTAACTCTTGAAGTTTCTGTAAAAGATAAGGATGGAGATTTTTCTGTGGATTTAATAACAGAAGGTTTTTTTACTTTTAAAGAAAACTTGGATATAACGAAATTGGGTACATTTTTCACCATTAATGCCCCCGCATTAATATTCCCTTATATCAGGGCTTACATTTGCATGCTTACATCATTGTCTGGAGCAGGTAGTGTTGTCCTCCCAACCTTGAATCTAGTAGATGTTGGTAGAGAGCTGGCTGCTAAAATAATTGATAAAGATAAAGCGGACTAACCTCCGCTTTTCTTTTGCCGTTTTATCTCATTTCCCTTCTAAAAAATAAACTTATAACAACTAATTTCCCACAATTGCTCAATTGTGGTTTATCCCTCATATAATAATTTTATAGCTTTCTTCTTTGAGTGTAACTTTATGCTGTTGAAAATCAAAACTAATTCATACAGTATGAAAGGAAAAATCTTAGTAGCGCTAAAAACGAAGTATAAAACCTTTGGGTTTGGTGATAAAGCGTTTGACGGGGTGGCTGACTACTTGTCTAAAACCGTAACTGAAGAAAGTCAAATAGAAACTGCTATTAGTGGGGTCGAAGGACTTCTGAAGGCTTTTCAAGGAGACATTGATACTGTTAGAAACGAAAAATCGGGTCTACAAAAACAATTGGACGAATTGAAAAATAAAATCGAGAATCCCAATACTAACCCAAAACCGAAGCCGGAAGAAGAGAAAGATGATATAGCGACCATCATTGCGAACGCAGTTAATGCAGCCGTTAAACCTCTTTCTGATAAGCTTACTCAATTTGAAACAGAGAAGACACAAGCCACTCGTCAAGAGCAAATCATAGGTAAAGCGAAGGAGTATGGTATTCCCGAAAACCTTGTTCCTATGTTGAATATTCCCGAAGATGTAAACTTGGATAACTATTTCAAGGATGCAAAGCAGACGTTTGCCAACGCAGGATTTCAAGATGTGAGAACTCCCGAATCGGGAAGCAATGAGCAAAACAATTCAAATGACATTGCCGCCCTGATAAACAAGGGAACTGAAGAAATTAAAAACTCTAAACAGGATTATTATGCCAGCAGGTTTTAAGTATGATTTAAATCCGATTGAGAGACAAATGCCGGAAATGTGCCGTTTTGAAACGGTTTATAGATATTCCGGTGGTTTCAATCTGGATATTTCGAATTTGACAGGGGTTGCGCAGATCCCGCCTCTTACCCCTTTGGTTCTTGATTTTGTGAAACGAACGGCAAAAGCTGTTTTGAACGTTGAAGTAGCCGAGAAGATCACTGCCGGTTCTACTTCGTTGAAGATCAAGAAAAATTCTCTTGCGTACGTCGGTATGCATATTGGTAATGGTACAAATGGTGGTACAATTGAAGCTATCGACAAAAGTAATGCGGAATATGATACCGTTACTCTGGCCGCTTCGCCAACGCTTGCCGCAGAAAAGGATGCGGTATTGTTTGAAGCTACTGCCGCAGCCGGTAAAACGGCAAAAGCAACAGCAACAGCTTTAAATTATGCATGGACTAAAGTAGAAGCGGGTGCAACTGTTACCGCTATAGGCCAAGCGTACGAGATCAGACCGACAAGACTCATTGTTCCTATCTCCGATAAGGATAAGGAGACTTTGGGTGACAGATTCATGTTCACTTATTAAAGAAAGGAGGAACTATGTATTTGACTATTCAAACATTACTGAATGATCCGGGAGTGGTGAAAGCGGTTATCGACCGTGTGCAGGCTCTAAGACTGGATCAAATCTTTTGGAAAAAGCACCTCGATTTTGAGGAAACGAAATCCCGTGTGTTCAAAACATATTTGGGAACAGTAACGGGTGTTGTTGCCGGTTCTGTAATTGACCGTAACTCTAACAAGCCGTTAAGAGAGCGTAAATCTTTGGGTTCTGGATATGGCGAAGTTGCCTATATGGGGGATAGATACCAGATGGACAACGATAGACTCGATATGCTTCAAGAACTAATCAATAAGTTCAATCAGGCGAAGACACCAGATCAACGGGCTGCACTGGACGATATTATCAACTATATTATAGATGATATGCGTCAGGTATTGCTTGCTCCACACAAACGTATGGATATTGTGGACGGTGATCTTCGTTCTGATGGTAAAGCATCGGTAAAGGTAGACGATAATCCGCAAGGAATTGAATTGCTTGAAATGGAACTTCCGGTTCATCGTATCACTCCGCAAGTTTCAGACAAACTGAATTTTGTTCGTTATCTTATGGAGAAAACCGTTGAATTACGTACTAATTTCGGCATGTTCGTTTCTATGGAAATGTCCCGAAAGACTTTTATCAAAAGCATTATTGGATCAAAGGACTTCGGAGAATTCTACAAACAAAGCTTTGATTCTAAAGAAGTCCAACTGTCTGCCGGGCTTATGTCTAGTGAGATGGCGACCACTATCTTTAGAGGATTGGGCTTGCCGCCTATCGTAATCAACGAAGATTTGGTAGAATTGTCAGACGGCACTTTCAAACAGGTATTTAAAGACAACCGTATTTCTTTGTTTACCACTCCTAAACAGGGAAAGATGCGCTGGCATACTCCGTATGAAATTACCGATCCAGTTCCGGGAAAGACTTACACCCGTTCAGAAGGTGGTATGTATATTTCCAACATACGTACGGATGAAGGCAGGTTCATGGAATATGGAGCCGAATGGATCCCGGAATTTACATCTCCCAATAAGATTGTAATTTTTGACCTGGATACGATGAATGCGTAAGTATGATAATTAGTGACTACATAAAGCAAAAGTTTCAGTCATTCGGCATATCATTGTCGGAGGCTGACTTGGTAGAGATGAATCTTTCTTCAGGGGTTGATCCAGACGGGGAAATGACTGAAGACAATTTACAGTCTATCTCTGTTGCGATTGCAAGATTTATTCCCTCCTTATTGCTTAGAGCTACTTCTAAATCGGTATCAGAAAACGGTCATTCAAAGTCTCTTTCTTGGGATATTTCCGGGATAAAGTCATACTATTCTTTTTTATGCAATAAGTATGGACTGAAAGATGAACTGAATACAGATAAACCTAAAGTAACATTTTGGTGATATGCTAGAAGAACATCCGCATAAATTGCAATTACAGGTTATTACTCCGGAAGAGAATGACGAGTATAACCGACCAATACCGGAAACCGGTGGAGAGTATTGGCAGGATGTAACAGATTGCTTCTGCCATGACAACTCCCAACAGAAAGAAGTTTCTGTCAATGGTGAACGCTGGGTATATAATTACCATGTGGTTTATGAGGGTAAAAAGATTATTTTAGGATCTCATATCAGATGTCTGGACACCGAAGGGAATATTGTAGGAGAGGGAGATGTGAAGAAGAATGCCGAATGCTATTCGGAGGAGTTTAAGGGTAGATGTGATATTTGGGTATGATTGTAACGACTGACATAGCGAATATTATTTTTAAAGATTGCAAGTCTTTTGGAATCTCTGAAATGTATCAACGGGGAAATATCCCTGAAGGTAAAGTAAAGACCGAAAGAATTGTAATCTACCCCAAAACTCAACAACCGGATGCTTACTGGGAAAAAGGATATGTTGAAGTAAACTTCTGCGTTCCTGTAACAAGGTCTGAAAAAGCAAGCTTGATTCGCTTGAATGAGCTGGAACGGAAAGCAAAGACGTTTTTTAAAGATGGTGTTGTTTCCCAATATGACGGCTCCTGGTATCGTTACTCTTCTGAAAGTATCGGAATAGAAGAAGACAAAGAATTATGTTGTTACTATGTAAATGTGAAATTATTATTTGAAACTCTAAACGTAAATTGAAAAGATATGAAACCGTTTATTGGAATTAAAAAGATTTGGTACGGTGATGTTATAACTTCTGCTGTGACTAAATCAAGTCTTAAAACGTGGTTAGGTGCTGCTACGGAAGTTGAAAACTCTCATCAAGATACTTGGGCGTATACAGAAGATGATCCGACCTATACCGACTATATCAACGAGTTGAATGGTAGTATCTATTATCGTGATGTTACTCAAAAAGGAGCTAAAACAATTGCTTTCACTATGGGCGTTTTCTCTTTTGATGATAAAGTAGAATTGGAAGGTGGTGAAAAGGTTGATACTGATGCAGGCTGGGCTTCTTCTGACACTCCGGGAATTGTAAATAAGGCAATCGTAGGCCAAACAAAAACAGGAAATTATATCGTATTTACCAATGCTGCTGTTATCGCAAAAGGTAATGCGGTAGAAAAGAATATCGGTCTGGGTGTAACAGCGGTGGCTATGGAAAATCCTAACTCCGGTGTTAAGAGCGACTATCTGTTTGATGGCGAAAAGGTAGATGCTGCATGAACTGATGAAAAAGTGGCGATTGCTTCTTCTGAATCGGCTACTCTAAATAGTTATTCAGCTGGATCAAGGCGGGTGAACGCTGGGAGTGCTGTAAACTATGGCTCTTCAGGAGAAGATGGAAAGCAACCGTCAGAGACATTATCTATATTGTAAAGTGGTGAGGGGTGAGGATTTGTGTTTCTCGCCCCCTTTTAATAAATATCATTATGAATAAAGCAGCTATACTTGTATCTGAAGCTATCACAGGTAAAGATTTCATTCCTATAATTGTAAACGGGAAAATGTACCGTGTAAACCCGCCTACTATCCATAAAATCGCTGGCGCCTCGGCTTATCTTGCTATTCTAGAAGATAGCAAGGATATTGCGGGTATTGTTTCTTCGTTAAAGGATATTTCCGTCGCTTCTCGTGCACTTTCTTGGTTTATTGAAGGGGATGATAGTCTTGAACATGAATTATCAAAGGGAACACTGGAAGAAGTGCTCTGTGGGCTTACAGCCGCTTATTCTCTAATCTCTGTAGAAAATTTTACAATGCTGTTGGATTTAGCAAAGAACGTAGCAAATCTGACAGCAAAACAGAAGTTATAGGAAATGATTGTATGTTAGGGCAAATTGCGTCGTTCATGGAAAATCTTCATCTCTCTTACGATGAAGTAGTTTATAAAATCCCATATCGCAATTTGATCATCATGCAAAAAGATAAGTTGCACGCTGTATACGATGGGGAGGTGCTTAAGGAAGTATCTGATAAGGATTTCTTTGGTGAAAATATAAAATTTGATAAGTAATGAAAGTAACGGTTGATTTGTCGGGTCTGGACGAGTATGTTGAAGAGGTGGACGAGTATACAAATGAGCTTATGAAGGAAGCGGCGCATAATGCAGTTGACACTCAAAAGGAAAGAAATGTGAGTAGCAAGAAAACTTATCAGAACCATACGTGGAATCTTCGTAATGCTCCGGGGGCTGCTGTAGTTCGTGATGGGAATATCGTTTATCTATATGTCCCGGCAGATAGCGAACATGCGGGGGCCAAAGGCAAGACAGAGAACTTGCTTATATATGGGAAGCTACCCAAAAACGGTGTTGTGTTCGCTGATGGAATGGAGTATGCGAGCTTTGTTTCTAGCAAGGGTTTTGACGTTCTGGATTCGGCAAGCCTAACCGTGGAGAAAGAGTTAAAGGAATCATTTGGTAACGAAAACGTAAAAGTCACATGGCAGGAATGAAATTTACCGCAGATGTTAATGTCGAAGACATTATAAAACTGCGTCAAGAAATAGATAAATTGAAGAAGTCTCTAATTGCTGTTGCGGGGATACCAAATAGTGATGTGGCTATAAAACAATTAGAGAAAGAGATAGCGGTGGCTACTAAAAAATTAGAAGAGTATAAAAACAAATACCTTCAAATCCAAAAGCTGAAGCATGACATTGATTCTTCCAATGATGCAGTCAAAAAGGCAAAGGACGAAACAGCCGCATTGCAATCCACAAATAAATGGATTGTGGCCAATACAGAAGCCGTAATAGAAACGGATAAGCAGATAAAACAATTAAAGAAAGATTTTAGTGCGCTTTCTGATGAAGAGAAAGTAGGAGATACTGGTACAGCAAAAATTCGCCAGATTCAGCAGTTGGCTGCTCAAAGATTAGTAGAGGAAGAAGCTGTCAGAAAAACGATTAAAGCACAAAAAGATCAGATAATTCAAAGTAATGCAGAAGAAGGTAGTATTACGGCATTAAGAAAGCAATTGATTCTTTTGATAAAGGATTACGATGATCTTGGACGGGTAAGAAGGGGGGGAGATGCCGGAAAAGCATTGCTAACCCAAATATCGAACGTTCAAAAGGAATTAAATGCAGCAGAGCAAGCTTCTGGAAGATTTCAGAGAAATGTAGGTAATTATGCAAGTGCATGGAATGGACTCGGTAATTCAGTGCAACAGGTAGCCCGTGAACTTCCTTCACTAGCTGTAAGTGCAAATACTTTTTTTCTTGCAATATCAAATAACCTTCCGATATTAGTTGATGAAATAGCAAAAGCTAGAAAAGAATATGCAAATTTCAAGGCAGAATTAAAAGCAGGAAATAAAGATGTCAAGGCTGTTGCTCCCGTATGGCAACAGCTTACAAGATCTATTTTAAGTTGGCAGACCGCTCTTGTTGTTGGGCTGACTTTGCTTTCTGTATACGGGAAAGATGTAATTAAATGGATTGGAAGTTTAGGAAAAGCAAGAGATGTCACCCTTGATTTGCTTTCAGCCGAACAAGAAATGGCATTGGCTAGAAAGTCCGCATGGTCTAGCATAGCCAAAGAGCAAACTCAACTTGATATTCTGTATAACAAATTAAAAAATGTAACTCTTTCCACTACAGAGAGGAATGCGGCTGTTCGTGAGTGGGTTAAAAACTATAAGACTCATAGTGATATACTGGAGGGCGAAAAAGTAAGTATAGATAAATTAAATAAAGCTTACAAGGAATTAACTAAAGAAATTCGCAATAGTGCAATTGCACGAAAATATGAAGACACATTAGCTGATATGTCTATCAAAAGAGAAGACGAAGAAATAAAACGGTTAAATCAAAAGAAAACTTTATATGATGCCGGTCTTGAAATGTCAGTTGCGCAGAGAGAATATGAACGAGTACAGAGAGAATATGATAAAGGACAAACGTCTTCGCAGGTTTTATCATCTGCAAGAGTTAGGTATTTAAATGCTGTTGATAATTGGAATAAAGAAAAGAAAGTCTATGTAGATGCTATAAATACGGTTAAGAAGTATGATGAAAATATGGCTGTTATAGAAAATCATATTTCTACTTTAGATTTATTCCCTCAACCTAAAGAAGGAACCTATGATTATTGGCAACAACAGGTTGAGATAGCTGATGATGCATTGAAACAAATAACATCTGAACAAAAAAAAGTTTTGGATGAAGCATCGAAAGATTCAAAAAAAGATCTTTATGGGTTGGGTATAGATAGGGCTGTTGTGGATTCATATAAGAAGGCTGTAAAAGATAAGGCTGAAGCAGAAAAACAGTTAAAAGTTTATGGGGATTCCTCTAAAGAACAGAAGATGGCCGAAAAAGAGGCTGAAAAACGAAAGAAAGAGCAGGAGAAACTAAACGAAGATCTTTTGTCTCTCCGTCGCCAGAATCAGCAGGCTGAAATTGACCTTATGGAAGAGGGTACAGAGAAAAAGCTGAAACAGATTGATTTGGATTACCAGAAGGAAATAGATGCCATTAAGAAACAGAAAGCTAGTTGGGAGTCGTCTCAAAGCGGAAGATTGACAGATGAGCAAACTAATCAACTTGGGATATGGGCTTCTAACGCTGCAAGAAATAGAGAAAAAGGTATAACAAGTACTAATAATGAAAGATTAGAGGCTGATAAAAAAGCATGGCAGGAATATTTCATCCAATTTGGTAATTATCAAGAGAAACGGAAGAATCTTATTCAGAAGTATGATGATGAAATAGCTAAATTGGAAGAACATAGTGCTGAAAGAGCTACTAAAATTGCTGAGAAGAATCAAGCAATAGATCAGCTGGACGAACAGTTCGGGAAATCTACTCATGTCATGGCTGATTTGTTTGAAGATGCAAGTGAAAAGAGTGTATCATCTATTCAAGATATTATTGATAAGTATGAATTGTTAATCAAGTATATGTCTGGAACGGATGAGTCAGTATCTCTTATCAATTTAAAATCAGTAGGTTTCACAGACAAGGATATCGCAAATCTTGAGAATGGGACAATCAATATCAAGGATATAACGGATGCCATAAAAAGGCTAAAAGAAGAAGTTAAAGGTAAATCCCCTTGGTTATCCTTTTTCTCTGATATGAAAAAAGGAATCGATGATATAAAGAATGCTAATGGTGATACAAGGAAGTTCGGCCAGGGCATATCAACGATAGGGGGAGCTATAACAGAGTTTTCTCCTGCTATCAAACAGTTTGGGAGTGATATATCTTCCATATTTGGAGAAGATTTGAACGATGAAATAAATAACGTTATTGACGGTCTTTCCGGTCTTGGGCAAACGGCAGTAGGAGTAGGACAAATAATGTCTGGAGATATTGCCGGAGGTATCATGAGTGCTGTAAGTGGAGTCTCTCAACTTGTCAATGCAATGGGTAATTTGTTCGGGCCGGACGGTACCGCTTATTATGAAGGAGTAAAGGAACAGCTTGAAGCAATAAATGAGGTCTATGATCGTATTATTGACAAAAGCAAGGAAGATATAGTTTTCGGTGGTGGATTTGCATCTGTTCAAGCAGCTACACAAGCCATGGATAATTACGAGAAGAAAGTAATTAATCTCCAAAAGATTGCCGCAGCTTCAGGGCGTGCCGGTGCAAGTTGGAAGTCTCATAGTGCAGAATGGCATTCTAACAAAAATGTTGGTGCAATAGGTGGTTTTGAGCAGATGAGCGACATCCTAGGTAAATCAATAAGCTCCATGACAGACTTGTATAGTTTGTCAGGAGATGAATTGTTCCTCATTCAGTCCCAAATGCCGGAAGCATGGAGTTTAATTGATGCCAGAATTCGTGAAAACCTGGATAGCATCGTAGCTTGTAAAGATGAAGCGAATGAACTGAGGGATGCTCTTAATCAAGCCATGACAGGGGTTGATTTTGATTCCTTCTACAATGGGTTTATTGATCAGTTATCCGATATGGATACTTCTTTTGAAGATATGTGTGATAACTTTGAGGATTATCTGCGTAAGTCAATCATGGCAGGATTAGTCGCTAGTCAGTATCAAGGCCGTATAAATGCTCTTTATGAGCAATGGAGCGATGCAGCGAGAAGTGATAGTAAAATTACTAAAAACGAAGCAGACCTTCTCAAAGAACAGTATCAACAGATTGTAGAAGATATGATGCATGATCGAGAAGAAATGTTTAAAACATTTGGGTGGGATACTTCTGCTACTTCTCAGGAATCGTCGAAGAAAGGCTTTGCAACTGCTTCTCAGGATTCAATAGACGAACTTAACGGACGTTTCACTGCTTTGCAAATTGCCGGAGAAGAGATTAAGAATCAGAACCAGCTTCAAACGATGTCTATTCTTGAATTGAGAGCTGATATGCTGCCTATTATTTCCAATACTACAGGGATAAAGGATATTGCTAGTGAGACACGGGATTTGTTAAGGCTGTCTTATGAAGAGTTGACAGGTATTCATGATGATACAACAAGCATGAACAAGTCATTGAAGAATATTGAGACAGATATTGCAGAAGTTAAACGTAATACATCAAAATTATAATATATGGTTGACTTATTAATTAACAATAAAGACGCTTTTGCGACGTGGGGCGTGAGAATGGGAGACGGGTTCATTGAAGCTATCTACGCTCCGCTTCCAATGAAAGAAATTATAGAGAATAAGTCTCGTTTACAGGACGGGAAGAAAATAATTATAGCCAATCGGAAGATTGATGAACGGGATCTAACGCTAACCTTTACCCTACAAGGGAATTCCTCAACTGATTACATAGCTAAGTATAAAGCATTTCTGAATGAGATAACAAAGGGGGAATTTACTGTCAAGATCCCAGCGTTAGGCGAAGAAGTATATCATTTGTATTATATTAGGTCCGCTTCTTTTGGAATCAATACAATAAGGACGTTTTCAAAGATCTCAGTAAAGCTAAACGAGCCGAATCCGGGTAATAGAGAGTAAAATTGCCACAATAGGCAAATTGTGGTTTATAGGGTTGCCGGATTTTATGTTTTGAGATTTTTATCTCCGAACTTTGGTGTGTTATGGAATTAGTAGACATCAAAGACATATCCGGCAACATTCGCTTTTCGACTCCTATCAATGAGGGTTCGAAAAGACACTTCCTTTTGATGCAGGAAGATTATGTAACTCTAAAGTTTTCCCTTGCCAGTCCTATCTATTTCAAGTTAGGGGACTACATAGACAATGAGTTGGGAATATTTGAAGTAGTAGACCTGTATAAACCTACCTATAATACCACTACCGGAGGCTATGACTACGAACTCCGCCTTGACGCTTATTACTGGAAATGGAAGAATAAGAAATTCTTCTATACTCCACAGAGTGGCGGTAAAGAGGCTAGTTGGAATTTGACTGATACCTTAAATGTCCACATGGATGTATTTATAAAGAATCTGGAGGTCTTAGGATATAAGTATAAAGATAAAGCATTTACTTATGAGATTGATGCTTCTGTTGATGAATCGTCCAAACTGATTTCATATAATAACATGAATATGTTGGACACCCTATCTCAGATGGCGGAGACTTTTGAATGTGAATGGTGGGTAGAGGAAGGGGTGATCCATTTTGGCCGTTGTGAACATGGTGATCCTGTTGACTTTGAGATTGGAGTTAATGTCGGTTCTATGAGTCGTAGCGATAGCCAGACTTCCTACGCTACTAGAGTATATGCTTTTGGTTCTACACGAAACATTCCTTCTACTTACCGGAAGAATTTGATATTTGATGTTAAAAATGTTACAGGAAGAGATATTTCCGATACTTCAAGGCCTCTAAATATAAACTTTTTCCCATCGTCTTCCCATACAGGGATATCTCCTATCAACATGAATGTTTTCAAAGAGGGAGAAATGGAAGGGGAGCAGAGTGCCTATAAAGTTACAACAGATGTTTTTGCTTCTTCTATGCCGGCAAGCAAATATCGTATATCATTCAATTCAATGACGCTATACTTTAGCACCCGATTCACGTCAAACATTGAAAATTTTAAGGCAAAATTATCATTGGTTTACCATGTCGGGGGCGTAGAGAAAGTACTGGATATTCAAGAGAAAGTTTTCAATAATTCAGTCTCAAGTCTTACTATTGGTTTTAGCGACACCGATTTCTCTCTTTCTGAAAAGGCCGATAATTGCAAGCTCTTGTTTACATTCAGCTTTACTCTGAATCATCCAGGAAAAACGGTGATATACACTATCGGAAGGGCAGGAGAAAAGAATGTCAAAATAGAGTGCCTATCTGCATCGGCAGACGTATCTGTAACCTTTCTCTCTGGTACCAATCCGGGAAAAACTTTTTCGGCTACTTATAATCCTGATCTGTTAACGGGTGATGACTCCAATGTTATACGTTTGCCGGAAGGGGTCACAGCTTCCATTGGTAATCGGTATACTATCAACAATATAATAAAAAGTCAGGTCCCTATAAGTTATTTTTCTGACGATAAGGATCTGTTGACCGTTGAAGGGATTGTAACCAAACGCTTGATGATGCCGGAGGGAGTTCCATACATTGACGCATACCCCGACATGTATACAGAGGAAGCAATTGAACAGATTGTTGTTTTTGACGATATTTATCCAAGTCGTGTGGGTGGATTAGGGGATGTATATACGCATTCATATACTGATATAACAGAGAAACCAGATGGTAGTAAGGATGAAGAAAAATGGACCGCGTGGCGATTTAAAGATGCTGACCTAGGTTTTCATTTCTCAAAAAGTTATCAATTACCCGGAGAGGAATTGCGTGTTATATTTCAATCCGGTCCTTTAGCCGGTATGGATTTTGAAGTCATATTTAACCCCTATGACCCCTCATCTGACATATATCAGTCTGAACTTCTTGAAGACGGGACGTGGAATCCCAAAGCGCAGGTATATGAAGTAAAGCGTAACGATGATTATGGGCGTATGCTTCCGGATGAAATATTGCATCCTACCAGTGGCGATACATATATCCTTTACGGATATGATCCTCAGTTTATATCCGATAAACTTATTCCTGACGCAGAGAAAGAAGTTGAAAAAAGAGCAAGGGAGTATATCAATGAATTAAAGCAGGACCCTTCTACTTACGACACTACGATGATGTCGGACTATGTCTATGGTATTGACCCTGATACTGGCATGTATGACCCCGCATTTTCGAAGCGGTTTTCCGTTGGACAAAAAGTGAATCTGATCAATAAGGCATATTTTGAGGACGGAAGAATATCACGGATAATTGGTTATGAATACCCATTGGATATTCCGTATGATTCTTTGATATATACTGTCGGTGAGACTGCTCCTTACTCTAAGTTGGGGGATCTGGAAAGTAAAATTGATTCTATTACTTATCGTAAAGAGAAGATTAAGCAACAAGTAATCAGTAGTGGAGGGACATCTACCGATACTGGTGAAATAACTGCCAAGTTCACAAAAAATGTAGAAGTTACCGTCGATAAGGCCGGATATTTTAAGGCCGGTGATGTCATTCTAGAAGGAACTACGGTAGTAGATGCCTTTATTCGAATGTTATCTCAAAAATCAGTAGGAGAATTGAAAAGCAAAATATCAACTCCCAATGATGTTGAGTTCGGTACAGACAAAGGTTACATCACGTATACTGCATCAAGGAACGGTCAGGGGCCTATGGAGTCTGCGTATTACGACGGCAACCCTAATAATAAACTGAGCTTCTCAGAAGAAGTTGGAGGTATCCAAACTGCTGTCAGACAGTTGGAGGGTATATATACTCGTAGTGAAACCTATGAAGCAATGATTGTATATGCTGCTAGTGAGGATGGCTCATTGCCAAGACAAGAACTTAGAGATACAATCAGTGTAAATGTCCGCCGTAAATGGTTTGCCGGTATATGTTCTTCTGTTCCCGCCACTTCTGCTGAAGTACGTGCATTAGGAACAAGTGGACTTTATAAGGGGCCGGGCACATATAAGTTCTCTGTAGATAAATGGAAAACGATTGCTGTGTGTATTCCAGCAGATGTGATCAAAGAATTGACATTGACAGCTTACCCGGGCAACTTCATAGAAGATACGGGTATTACTACCGGCCCGGTGGATATTTCCGTAGAAGGAGCCAATGGAAGTGCCGCTATTAGTTATAAGATGTGGGTTATTCAGACACCCGGATTGAATGACCCTGATACTTTCACTTTTAAAACTGCATAAGATTATGGTGAAGATAAACGGAAGTAGTTTTGCATTACAATATAAAAGAACAACGGGAAGACCTATTGATTCCACTGAAACCTTCAAGACATTGGAGGATGCGATATCGTATGCCCGTAATACGGACGCGGAAGAGTATTTCCCGTATGCCGGTCAGATTATTTCTGTCGAAATAGGCGAAGGCGTGTATAAACTGGTGAAGGATGATACTATATCTGAAGAAGACGGTAGAAAGCATTATCGATTATCTCCAATTATTACGGAAGAAGAATCCGGGAACAAATATCTTAGCAAGATAGAGGATGATGAAGCTAGAGGGTTGATAACTTTCCTTGCCGGTATTAATGTTAAGATCAAGGCTGTTATTCAGAAATTGATAGCCGAGGACGCAACTTTCTCAAAGGAAATATCATCAAAAGACTACGTGCAGAACCTCCTAGGCTGGCTGATTACTCCCGAAGGCCATATTGACGCAAAGTCTTTGCGGCTGCGTGATTTCTTGGAAGTACCGGAGTTGCGGTATAACCGTGTGTCTATTGTATCCGGTGAAGAATGGAATGCTCCCGGCGGTGGTATCATTGAATCAGTGGATGCAGCGAACAAGACCGTTCATTTAAAGCTGGAACCCGGGGAGGTATCACAAGTAGAGGTTGATGATATCTGTAAGGGAGTATTCAATAACGATACCGGTTTCCAAACTGCGTATTTTCGGATTACAGAAAAGATAGATAACTCTTCTTTTAAATACGTCCTCCGTAGTGGATATACTTTCAATCCTTGTAAGGCGATGCATTTTGTCGCATACGGTAATTTCACTAACGCTGAGCGCCAGAAGTCATGTTACTCTACACAGAATTATATCCGCTTCCTTAAGGGTGTTAATAACTGGGAAATAACGAAGGACATGATAGCCATGCAGTTAGGCGACTTATCTAACCTGAAGCTGTTTGGCATTGATATGTCCGGTCATAGCGCATATCTCAATAGAGTCTATATGACTGGAACTATCAGGCAGATATCCAGTGACGGTGTGACTGAGGTTCCCGTTCCGGCATTCAAGGGTGAATGGAAATCCGGCACATACTGGTACTACGATGAAGTGACTCATAACGGCAGTACATGGATTTGCATTGAATCTACGACTATGCAAGAGCCGTCAGATTCTTCTACCGACTGGCTGAAGTATACCTCTAAAGGGGAACAGGGAGCACAAGGCCCAGCCGGTCCCGAAGGTCCTCAAGGACCGCAGGGTGAGCGTGGACCGCAAGGATTACAAGGTTTGCAAGGCCCAGCCGGACAGGACGGAATTCCCGGTAAAGACGGAGAAAACGGACTAACCTCATATTTTCATATAAAATATTCTCCCGTCCAGAATCCTACGGCTTCTCAAATGACAGAAACGCCAGATGTGTTCATCGGTACTTATGTAGACTTTACTAAGGAGGATAGTAATGATCCCTCCAAGTATACATGGGCCAGATTTGAAGGATTACAGGGTGCAACAGGTGAACAAGGGATTCCCGGTGTTAATGGCGAAGATGGAAAGACTTCATACTTGCATATTAAGTATTCAAATGACGGCCAAACGTTTACAGACAATAATGGGGAAACTTCAGGGGAATGGATTGGGCAGTATACCGACTTTGAGAAAAATGACAGTAATGTATTCTCTGATTACAAATGGTCTAAGATAAAGGGTGAGCAAGGGGAACAAGGAGAGCCTGGAAAGGACGGTAAAGGTGTACAGAGCGTTGATGTTCTTTATTATCTTTCCAGTTCTTCAACCTCCCTTTCCGGTGGTTCATGGTCTACGAACTCACCAACTTGGGTAGATGGGAAATACATTTGGAGTAAAACCAAAGTGGTCTATACAGACGGTTCGTCTATTGAAACCAATCCCGCTTGTATCACCGGGGGTAAAGGTAGTACTGGAGATAATGGTAGGGGAGTATCAAGCATTGTCGAAGAGTATTATCTATCTACTTCTTCTAATTCCTTGGTTGGTGGCTCTTGGAGTACAACACCTCCGACATGGGAAAATGGGAAATATATCTGGACTAGGTCAGTAATAACATATACAGATAGCGCATCAACGACAACCGATCCGATATGTGTTACGGGTGGTAAGGGGGCTACGGGAATTGGCGTTAAGAGTGTTTCCGAGCAATACTATTTGTCTACATCATATAGTACCACTACGGGTGGCTCATGGTCTACTACTGTTCCGGCATGGAAGGACGGTAAATATATTTGGACACGTTCTGTTATAACTTATACAGACAATTCTTATACGGAAACTAAACCCGTATGCGTGACAGGCGGAAAGGGACCTAGCGGGAACGACGGTAAAGGAGTGAAATCATTTGGTATCTTATACTACCTTTCGACTTCTTCCAGTTCCTTAGTTGGTGGTTCTTGGTCTAGCACTTCTCCCACGTGGCAAAACGGCAAATACTTATGGTCTAAGACCAAGGTCACTTATACGGACAATTCTACATGGGAAAGCGATCCGGTTTGTATTACTGGAAGCCAAGGAAAGACTGGATTACCCGGTGCAATGCTCCGCCCGCGTGGAGTATGGGCAGCAAATACAGAGTATTATCATAATGATGCATTTATAGATACTGTAATCTATAACGGCCAGAACAAACTCTGTAAGATTACTCATACATCTACTTCTTCTTTCGATTCAACGAAGTGGGAAGAATTCAGTGAATTTGTGAACGTTGCTACCAACGTCCTTTTGGCGCAGAACGCAACTATTGATGTCCTCGGTACTTCGGGGATATTTGTGGGTAATCTAGAGAAGACAGAGGGTTGGATGATAACTGAAGGAGGTATCAAGCATAACCAGACAGGTTTTGAATTGACTCCTGATGGTGGAATAAATACTGCCAACGGTCAATTGATATTGACTGCTAATAGTACTCTAATCCGCACTAATACAGGTAAAGATATAGCTCTATTTAAAGAGGTTGACGGTGTTCCGATGATTGATGCAAAGAATATCAATACGGAGAATCTAGTGGTTACTACGGGAGCGAAGATTGGGGGATTTACAGTTGAGGGAGATAACTTAATTACTTTAAGTTCTGGATATATTGGTGTTGGTGTTGATAGTGGGACCCGATTTCTTAGGATAAATGAATATGGAGATTCAGCTCCAGTAAATGAGCTTCTTAATATTCGAAACGATACTGGAGCAGCCGTGGTTCTTAGTGGAGGTGGGAATAGGGCTACATTGAGTATCTTAGCGAACAACAATGCTAGGTCTGCGATTGAAAGCGCGGGTGCACATTTTTTTAAATGCCGTAGGGGAGAACGTTGGAACGCCCCTGGAGTATTGGCGGCTGGAGCTTCAAATGGCACTAATTTCTGGTATTGGACGCAAGGACATCCAATTAGTGCAAGAATGGAAGGAACAGGGAGGTGGGTTATAACTCATAATTTAGGTACAGATGATTATTTCGTTATGGTTACAGCACGGGAAGATAATTGGAATACATGGGGTGGCGCTACTCTCAGGTGGAAAAATGCCAATGAATTTGCATTCCTGGTTCGGTATGGAAGTAATATCGTAAACTTCGCATGGGATATGGTGATAATAGGTAATAATTCAAACCTTTGGTAAAACTAAATAATTATGAAAATAGATTTTAGAAAAATTGAAGTAAAGGATATCGAGGGAAAGGAGAATTCACTTGATATTTCAAAAATGTTAGGTAATGCGATTTACCAAAAGACTTCTGATTTAGGAGAATTGGAGCTTGCGCAAAACATTTATAAGAACGGTGAAGTGGAATTGTCTCCTGAACAGGCAGAACAAATCAAAGGGTATGTGAAAACAAACTTTGTAGCATTTGTTCAGGTAGCTGTCAACGAAGCTCTTTCAAAAGTAAATCAATAACTTAAAAAACAGATAAACCTATGATTCTACTAGTATTAATGTCATTCATCCTCATCGCCGGGTATGTCTTCGCGATGATAAAGAAGGGTAAAGAAATCCCTTATTCAATTAGTGATACCTACTACGCCCTGACGCATAAGTTTTGGTTTACTCTTTGCATGGTCGGCTCCGGTGCATTGCTTCTTCCTGCTGCATTGGAAGCCAGTTCCGAGAACAGCCAGTTTCTTGTATTCCTTTCGGTTGTCGGGATGATTGTATTGGGTGTGTCTCCCAACTTTAAAGGAAGTCAGAAGGCATCACATTGTATCGGTGCTGCCATGTCTTTAATCTTCTCCCAAATATGGGTAGGTTGTAATGCCTGGTATTGGCTCTTCTTATGGGTGGGACTTATTGCATATTTGGCTATTTCGATAAGTGAGAACTGGACGGGTAACTTCATTGTGACTCTTGTCAAAAGGAAACCTATGTTCTGGATTGAGATAATTTCGTTGTTAACCGTTTATCTGACTTGTCTAATATGAAAGAAGCGATAATCCATACCACTACTGGCAGTTTCGCCGCAATAGCCGGAGCGTTTGTTGCCGAATCATTGCAAAATATGATTCCATGGCTGATTGTTACGTGTGCGGTAATTCTCTGTGATCTCCTGTTCGGAGTAAGGAAAAGCATGCTAATGGGTGATAAAGTAAGATTCTCTCGCTCAATTCGTGCGACCATGGGGAAAATGGTCACTTACTTTGCTTTCGTCTGCATGGTCTGTATGATTAGCGTAGCGAGTCATAATGAATATTCTATTGATGTGTACTCCTGCTTATTAGTATGCTTCATAGAGGGATGCTCAATCGTTGGGAATATACTGAAGCCAAAGGGGATTAACATCAATCTTATCGGGGCTTTGGGCGTATTTGGTAAGAAGGTGTTTAAGGTTGACAAGGAGGATGTGAAGGAAATTATAGAAAAGGAGGAAGTAGATGAATTGGGTAAATAGATTCGAGACATTAGCCAGCAAGCTTCTATCCAAGATAGGATTAGATGGCATGGCTCACATTATAGTGTGCCAGAACTTGGTAATGTGGCTATCAAAGTTTACGCCTTTATGGTTGGCAATCATTATAACCATAGCAATCTTCATACTGAAAGAGATATACGATAAGTATTGCAAGAAAACAGAGTTCTCAATTAAAGACATCATCTGTGATTGCGTGGGTTTGGCGTTGGGAGTATTAACATTAATTTTATAGGAGGAAACACATATGGCAGATGTGAAGAAATTGGCACCGTTTATTCTAAAGTGGGAAGGCGGTTTTGTTAATGATCCGGATGACTTAGGAGGAGCAACAAATATGGGAGTAACAATCGCTACCTATGAGGCGTATTGTAAAAAGAAAGGCTATCCTAAACCGACTATAGAGAGACTAAAGAATCTTTCCAAGGAGGAATGGACAGAGATATTGAAAACTATGTACTGGGATAGATGGAAGGCAGACGAGATCAAGTCTCAGTCGGTCGCTGATATTTTAGTTGATTGGATATGGGCCTCCGGTATTCATGGTATCAAGATTCCGCAGGAATTGGTTGGTGTAATGCCGGACGGAATTGTCGGACCAAAAACTATAGCGGCAGTTAATTCTAAAAATCCACGCGAGTTATTTGATCGTATCAAGATTGCCCGCTTCGATTTTATAGAAGATATCTGCCGGAAGCGTCCCGCAAACAACAAGTTCAAACGCGGATGGCTGAACAGAATTAACGATATCAAATTTGAATCATAATAATAGGAGGAACAATCATGGCATTAACAGATATAACCTTTGCTAAAGGCGAACGTAATTATATAAGTGATACTGTACAAGTAAATTCGGCAGAAATAGGATTGCAGATCACATTTGAAAAAGGAGGTAAGCTCTGGGTGTATATAAGCTATGACGGAGAAAACTTCTCTGTTGTAGAGAGCAGAAATTACGATAAGAAGTTCGCCCGTCCGATTGTCGGAATAATCCCCGGACAATACATCAAGATTGAATGTGAGACGCAGCCGGTCAAGGCTCAATATTTTGAATCAGAAGAGTAATGGGAGCGGTAGGATTAAATCCGATTAGGCTTGATGCGATAGGGCTTGATCCTATCCGCTTCAATGCGATTAGGTTTGGAGTTCCGGGAGCTTCTTCCGCTACCGACCGTCCCTACATCTCTCCCGATGTATTGTCTGCCTTGGCAGGTGTATGGATAGCTGACGGAAAGAGCAACACTGATCCCGACCGCAATATCATCAAGAACAAGCTTCCTGGCAGGGGAGGGGATTTTGAGATATTTAATGCTGCGTATAAGTTAAATAGTGGCTTCGGTAAGTATGATGAAGATTTTAGTACCATGAAAGATTATGGTACTAAGGGCATTGTTCGTACCTCTAGTAAGATATATCTTGATGAATCTTTTGATTATGATAAAGGATTTTGGTTAGGC